GATGTATCGATTTCTGAAAGACTGCAATCCCGGTCATTCGCTGGCCGTGCTGCCGAGAGATGATTTTATAACCCGATTCAGCGAAAGAATGGGGGGGATTATAGGGGGGGTGGTAAACCATACCCTTCCAACATAACAAAAAACAACTAAAACAACAACGAAAATGGACAAAGAAGAAATCAGAGAATTGGCCGACATCATCACGGCCAACATCATCGGCACACAAAAAGAAGTGCTGACAAGTGATGAGGCTGCAAGGTACATGGGTGTAAGTAAATCCTACCTTTACAAACTGACCATGAGGCAGCAGATACCTCACTACAAGCCGATGGGCAAGATGGTGTATTTTAATCGCCTTGAACTTGAAAATTGGCTGCAAAACAACCGAGTATCAACCGAGGATGAAATAAGCCAACAGGCACAAGCCTATTGTATGAATGGCAGAATCCCGGACAAGAGTAAACCTTCTGCGCTCCCAGAGAAGGGCGACATCATCAGAATCACATCGACTCCAGAACGTAATTCGATGGCAGAAGTCGGCGATACCTATGAAGTCTATTCCTCACGCCGACAAGACAATGGGGTGATATATCTGAAATTGGCAATCGGTGGTTCCGGAATTCGTCGGCAGCGGCCATTCCGCTCAACCGATTACACATGGGTCATCGTAAAAAGGAAATGGTCATGAATGCAAGAGAATTCTTCGACAAAGTGGCCGAAATGCGGCTGATGCAACGTGCATATTTTAAGAATCGTGATAAAGATACCCTTGTAGAGTGCAAGCGGCTTGAGGCTGAAATCGATGCCGAAATACATCGGGTCGAGTTTATTCTGAAGACAAAAGATGCACTTGGAAATGCAAATTTGCTATGAAAAGTTAACTTTTTGAGCGCAAATGCCTATCTATTAAACATTTAATTTGTATTTTTGCGACTGAGACCCAGAATCTCAGTTAAGGTTTAAATGTTAGTGAATTGTGATGGCTGATGGGTCGAGATATCCGTCAGCCATTTTAAGTTGAAGAACGGAGGAGGCGGAATGGCAGACGGAACGAAAAACTTGATACCGCTCAATACATTAGCAAAGGATAAGCAAAGGGAAATTCAAGCAAAAGGCGGTAAGGCGAGAGCCAAGCAGCGCAGGGATAAAAGAACCTTCCGTGAAACCCTGCAAACGTTGCTTGAACTGACCAGAACGACCGCAGACGGAGAACCCGTGATGAACGAAGTTACGGGTAAGCCGATGAGCATGATGGAAGAGGCTGCGATGACCGCAGTCATGGGCGCAATCGGCGGCGATGTCAAGCAGTTGCAAACGATTCTTGATGTGTTGGGCGAAAGGTCGCTCAAGATAGACAACAACATCAGCGGTGGCCTTGATGCAGGGATAACCATCACACACATTGTCTGCGACCATACACCAGCTGCCACCGAGGCCGAAGTAATAGAACGTGAAGGCATCGACTATGAATAATCTATTTGCTGTCAATTCAAAATTGTACAATCTCAATGCCGACAAGGCCGTGAAGGTGTTCGTTAACCAAGGCGGAACCTCATCGGGTAAGACCTATTGCATCGTGCAGCGGCTTATCGAGATATCAATGGCCGAGCCAAGAGCGGTGATTACCATCGCAGGGCAAGACCTTCCAAACCTAAAAGTTGGCGCAATGCGTGACCTTGAAAACATCATCGCAGGGTCATCCCTGCTGCAAAAGTGGTTCACGGTCAACAAGAGCGAATCGATTTGGAAGGGTGGCAATGGTTCGCTCATCGAATTCAAGTCCTACGATAGCGCACAAGATGCAAAGAACGGCAAGAGGGATTATCTATTTGTCAACGAGGCGAACGGCATCACGTTCGAAATCTATTGGCAGCTGGCCATAAGAACGAGGAAACAAATCTTTATAGACTACAACCCATCATCACGATTTTGGGTGCATGACCAAATAATAGGACGTGAAGGTGTGCGGCTCATCATCTCCGACCATCGGGATAACGGCTTTTTGTCTGCCGATGAACACGCAAAGATTGAGGCCATCGAAGACCCCGATTGGCGCAAGGTTTATGCAAGGGGATTGACGGGTAAACTCAAGGGCTTGGTTCTCACGAAATGGGATATCGTTGACTCCCTGCCGCCCCGGTCAGAATGGAAAATGAACGTTTACGGCCTTGATTGGGGGTTCGTGAATGACCCTACGGCCATTGAGCAAGTTGTGCTTGCACATGGCGATTTGTGGGTCGATGAGGCCGTTTATACTACTGGCCTAACCAATCCCGATATAGCCGCCGAGATGCGCCACCTTGGCATCAGTCGTGCCGATATGGTTGTGGCCGATTCAGCCGAGGAGAAAAGCATCGCAGAACTGCGCAATTGTGGCTTTTGGGTCGTACCCTGCACCAAGGGCAAAGACTCCATCATCAACGGCCTTGACATTCTGCGCAGATATACGATTCACTTTACCCGAAGGTCGAAAGGCGCAATCGAGGAGGCCAAGCATTATAAATGGGCAACCGACCGGGAAGGCGAAAGCACGAACCGCCCGATTGATAGATATAACCATGCCATCGATGCCATCCGTTATGCAGCATCGGCAAAGTTAGCCGTGCGCAGATCTGGCGGTGCGAGGGCAAAATCTTTGTCGCTATGGTGAGACCCGATGTTAATTTCCGCCATTGGCTCGTTTGCGCAGTTGTGACTGGTTGGAAGATGCAGGATGGGGATTATCCCCGACCGCCATTTGTTGGCGCAGCAGAGACACCGCAATCGCTCGACAGCCTATCTTTCGGCCAGCTGATTGAATTGTCACGGCTGAATGGAGACAAAAACATTTTTTATGAAATATGCCGCATCCTTCTTGGCCTTGGGTCTGATGAAGTGAACAAGGCGAGGGCGGTTGATGTGGTGTGTTTCGTGGGGTGGGTGACGGGCGAAGTGAACAAGATAAACACCCGATTCAAAAAATTGTCATCCCGACCTTCGCCCACCGAGCAACGTGCAGGAATCGACAAGCTGAACTTTGGCTTGTTCGGGATGGTCGATAGGTATGCCAGACGGATGCACATTCAGAACCATGACGAGGTGATGGCCGTTCCTTGGATTCGGGTCTATCAATGCCTCAAGATGGATAACGAAGTTGATAAATTCCAACGTAGATACATGGAGGAAACGCAAAATGAGTATAGAAGACAAAATCAGAGAAATCGCAAGCGGTGAGCAGTTCGCCCAATACCCTTACATTTTCGACAACCTTTTTCGCATTGATGAGCGCATCGAATCGGCTGCGCTCCCTGCAATCGTCTGCACATTGCCAGCTGGCGGCGAGATGCGGCTGAGAAATGGCAAGGTCTACGATGCCGAAGATGTGCTTATCGGGTTCTTTGACTCCGTGCCGCACGATGCCAACGGTGAAGACAATGCCGAGTGCTATAACCGCATGAAGTCGTTAGGCATTCAGTTCATCAAGGCCATGAACGAAAGCGGCCTTTTCGCCTATGTGGAAACGTGGACATATCAAGTGTGGTGTGTGCGGATGGCCAACATCATTACGGGTGTGTTCTTCACTATCCGAGTGCAAGACCTTGGGAGGTGTGACTGATGGCAGATGTGGGATACATTCGCTTTGATGCATCATCGGTTCGGGAAGTCATCCGACAAGAACTTGAGGAACTGCAATTCAAGATTGCCGAGAACATCAGAGCAAAGGGTCTGAATGCATCTGGGCGAACTATCGCATCGATGCACGTTGAGACAACCGAGAATGGCGGCACATTGTTTGGCCGTGCTTTTTTCGGTGCTTTGGAGACGGGCAGCGCACCGCACAAGAATGCCTACAATCCACCCGTGAATTTCTTTGCCATCATCCGTGCGTGGATGGATGCCAAAGGCATTCAAGGCAGCGATGAGAGGGAAACAAATTCTATCGCATGGGCAATCACCAAGACCATCAGAGCCAAAGGAACACGGCAGTATCGCAGGGGCGCACGGGCAGACATCTATTCAAGCGAAATCCCCGCCACCAAGCAGCGCATCCGTGAGCGGCTA